AGCCAGATACGTTTAATTGGGCTTGTACTGACTTGAGTTCAAGTTCATCTAGTCAAGCCCTTTACGGGTCTGCTAACGGCTTTCCTGACAACATTGTTAGCCTTATTGTTGACCGTAGACAAGTTTATGTGCTTAAAGATGTAACCACCGAGGTTTGGACAGATGTAGGCAATACGATTACGGGAATTACGACTTTCCCATTTGCTCGAGTGCCTGGCACGACCGTGCAATCTGGCGTTGGTGCAGCTTTCTCTGTAGCAAGGTTTGGGACTTCCTTTGCTGCTGTTTGTAAGGATACCCGAGGCGACTCAACCATTGAAGCAATGGTTAATTACGAATACAAAAAGTTTTCTACCCATGCGGTAGAGCAGTCTTTGATGAATGAAGTGACCAGCGATGCGGTGGCTTATACCTACCAAATTGAGGGTCACGAAATGTATGTGGTGACTTTCCCCTCAGTTGGCGAATATGGCCTGACTTGGGTTTACGATGGTTCAACCCAGCAATGGCATAAGTGGCTGGCTTGGGATTCTGACCTTGCTGTTTATAAGCGCCATCGTTCAAATTGCGGATGTTTCTTTAACAATGAATACATCGTTGGGGACTATGAGAATGGCAAGTTATATACCATTCAAAACGAGGTATATACAGAAGCTGGCGCAACAATTCGCCGTTTGCGCCGTGCGCCGCATATAACTACTGATTTGCAAAGACAATATTTTGAATCATTCCAGATTCAGTTTCAGCCAGGCGTTGGCCTCAGTACAGGTCAAGGTGATGACCCTCAAGCCATGTTGCGCTGGTCAAATGACGGCGGCTCTACTTGGTCAAATGAGCATTGGGTAACCATTGGCAAGATTGGTCAGTATGCTAACCGTGCGCTTTGGAGGCGTTTGGGCTACGCAAGGGACAGAATTTTTGAAGTGGTGGTTAGCGATCCTGTAAAAGCTGTCATAGTTTCCGCTGAGTTGAAAGCAAGCGCAGGGGAAAATTAATGGCAACAATGCCAAACACCAATATCAACATACCGTATTCGGCATTTCTTGAGCCGACTACAGGTAGACCGACTGAGGCTTGGTTGTTGTGGTTGATGAGCCCAAATTTCATTACGGTAAATATTGGTTCAGCATTGCCTGTTACATCTGGCGGTACAGGGTTAACCACTATTCCTACCAATGGTCAGCTTTTGATTGGTAATGGAACAGGTTACACCCTAAACACCCTTGGCGCAGGTGCTGGTATCTCAGTTACAAATGCGGCAGGCACAATTACGATTACAAATACTGGCGTTCTGTCATTCAGTGGCGGCACAACTGGATTGACTCCAGCAACGGCTACCACAGGCGTAGTTACTTTGGCTGGCACATTGATTGCTGTAAATGGCGGTACAGGTTATGCGTCTTATGCTGTTGGTGATTTACTATATGCAAATACAACAACAACATTGGCGAAATTGCCTGATGTGGCAACTGGTAATGCATTAATTTCTGGGGGTGTAAGCACAGCGCCAGCATGGGGGAAAATTGGTCTTACAACCCATGTCAGTGGTGTTTTACCTATTGCCAACGGGGGAACAAATGGTAGTGCAACACCTACAACCTATGGCGTGGCTTATGGAGATGGAACTGCGTATGCATTTACTGCTGCGGGAACTACGGGACAAGTACTGACCGCTACTACGGGAAGCGCACCTACTTGGGCATCGCCAGCAACCAGCGGCACGGTCACAAGCGTTTCTGTGGTGTCTGCCAACGGCTTTGCAGGGACTGTGGCGACTGCCACAACCACACCCGCAATTACCCTGACAACCAGCATTACAGGCGTTCTCAAGGGCAACGGCACGGCAATCTCTGCTGCTACTGCTAATACAGATTACCAAGGCGTTGCAGCGCCCGTCACCAAAACGGCTGATTTCACAGTTGCGGCAACTGACATTTGGTTGATCAACAACAAAACAGGATCGACCTGTACGGCAACTTTGCCAGCAGCTTCAAGCTGGTCAGGACGAGTTTTGCGGTTTTTAAATTACCAAGCGCAAACAGTTGTGTCTGCCTCATCTAATGTTGTACCTTTGACGGGCGGGTCGGCTGCTACCTCTATTTTGCTGGCAAGCACAGGCGATTCTGCTACGCTGGTATCGGACGGCACAAACTGGTTGATGACTCAGTACATACCAAATAACATCTTGTTGCTGGAATAATGATGAATTACAATCATATTAGTCCATTTGTTTTCATAAAGGAAATATTGTGAACGATCTGGAATTGCCAAAACAAGTAAGTCGAGAGCAAATAGAACGTTTGCAAGCTGAAATGGTCAAATATCCTCAAGCTGAATTACAAACTGAACATTTTTTTAGCCCTGGTATGTATTGCCGCCGAGTTTACCGACCAGCAGGAACATTGATTGTGGGCAAAGTTCATAAAGAACCCCACTTCTTTTTATGCGCTAAAGGTGAAATAATCGCATGGACAGAAAACGGCATGAAGAAGTTGCAAGCTGGCGATGTTGTCGAAAGCAAGCCAGGCACAAAACGGGTAACTTTGGCAACAATGGATTCAATTGGAATCACAATTCACAAAACTGATAAAACAGATTTGGATGAGATTGAAGCTGAATTGGTTGAACCTGATGAGACTTCACTTTTTGATTCTGGAAATAAACTGAAACAAATCGTAAGTCAAATAAAAGAACTGGAAGGGAATTAATATGACTTTTGTAACAGCAGCATTAATTGGCGGCGGGGCGGCATTAATTGGCGGCAAAATGCAATCAGATGCAGCCAGATCAGCCGCAAATACTCAGCTTGAGGGTACAAAATATGCTTCCCAACAACAACGGGAAATGTTTGATCTTCTAAACAAACAGCAAGAACCCTACCGAGAAGCTGGCTATGGTGCGTTGAGCAAAATCAACACAATGTTGCCGCAGTTCACAAGGACATTTACACCTCAAGATTTAAATGCCAACCTTGCACCTAACTATGAGTTCATGAAACAACAAGGGTTAGGGGCGACTGCTCAAGGTGCAAACGTTTCAAGTCCAGGCTCAAATGTTGATCTTGCCAAAACTATTTTTGCGGAAAAGTTTGCCCAAAGCGGTTATCAGGATGCGCTTACGAATTTTCGTAATCAGCAGACCGACATTTTTAATCGGTTATCTGGCATTGCTGGCATTGGTCAAACAGCCCAAGGACAAGCCCAAACACTTGGTTCATCGACAGGTACAAACTTAGCCAACCTTGCTACTGGCGGGGCAAATGCTATTGCTGCTGGTCAAGTTGGATCGGCTAATGCTATGGCTGGAGGCTTGCAAGGAGTTGGTAATGCGGCAATGATGTATGGAATGTTAAGCCGACCAGCAGTTTCATTAGCAACTTAATTTAAGGTAAAAAATGGCAGACATCAATCCAATCACACCTGTTGCTAGTGGAATTCAGCCGCCGCAACAAATGTCACTTGGTGACATGATGAATCTTGCTCGTGATTCACAAGCATATCAACAAGCAGCACAAGTCAATCCATATTTAGCAAAACAAGCGCAACAGCAAACTCGTACAGGAGAAATTGCTTTAAGCGTAGAAGAACAAAAAAATAAAGAACGTTTAGATATGCAAACGTTTTTTTCTAATCCAGCTAATTATCAAACAAATGGGCGTATTGATATTGACAAAATAAACGCCGAAGTGCCTAAATATGCGCCTTTAACTGGGTCTGAGTACATTAATAAAATGAGCACGTTGAGCACGGCGCAAACCAATGCAATTGATGCTAAACAGAAACTGACTCAAGATCAACGTAGCATGATTGGTCAAAGATTTTCTATCTTAGGTCGAATGGGCGTACAAGATAAAAATGCTTATATTAAAGAAATGGATTTATTAAAACAAGAAAATCCAGACAATTCTGATTTGCATAAATTAATTGACGCATATAAAGTAACTTGGAATGAAATGCCATCTGGCCCTGATTTGCCTAGTAAGGCAATAGCTGGCGCACAAACTTTATTGACTCCTGCTCAACAACAAACAACATTTGCACCGCAAGCAGGCACACTTGCTACTGGTGCTGAGATTAAACAAACAGTAACAACACCAAGCGTTGGCGGTCAAGCGCCAAAGATTGAAGTTGGTGGAACACTGGCATATTCACAATTGCCGCCTGGCAGTCGCATGACTGATACAGGCACAAAAGATTTGAACAACAATTCAATCTTTAATGTTTTTGATGTAAACGGCAGGGCAATTGGTCAAACAACTGTGCCTGCTGGAGTTGATGCTAGTCAATT